ATTCTACCAGTTATCCGTCGTGTCATGCCAACAGTTATTGCTAACGAGTTGGTTGGTGTACAGCCAATGACAGGACCAGTTGGTCAAATTCACACATTACGTGTACGCTATGCTCAAGGTCTAAATGACACAAGTGCAGCCAATACAGACGTAACACAAGGTGAAGAAGCATTGAGCCCATTCAAAATTGCTCAAGCATACTCACGTACTCGTGGTGATGTTCCTAATGGTACAGCAGTACCTAGCTACACAGCCGCAGATACAGCAAGCCTAGAAGGCAATGGTGGTCGTCAGATTTCCGTTCAAATTCTACGTCAAGCTGTTGAAGCTAAGTCACGTAAGTTGCAAGCACGTTGGACATTTGAGGCAGCACAAGATGCACAGTCTCAACATGGTATTGACGTTGAAGCAGAAATCATGGCAGCTCTAGCGCAAGAAATTACTGCTGAAATTGACCAAGAAATTCTATTGAGCCTATCAACATTGGCTACAACAGAGTATACATACAACCAAGCTACCGTATCAGGTACAGCTACATTCGTTGGTGACGAACATGCCGCATTAGCAGTTCTAATCAATCGTGTTGCTAACTTGATTGCACAACGCACACGCCGTGGTGCAGGTAACTGGGCAGTTGTAAGTCCAGCCGCATTGACAGTATTGCAATCTGCAACTACTTCTGCGTTTGCACGTACAACAGAAGGTACATTCGAAGCACCTACAAACACTAAGTTTGTTGGTACATTGAATGGTGCAATGCGTATTTTCGTTAATACATATGCACAAGATACTCAGCCAGTTCTAGTTGGTTACAAAGGTTCTAGCGAAACAGATGCGGCAGCATTCTATTGCCCATACATCCCATTGATGTCATCTGGCGTTGTTTTAGATCCATCAACTTTCGAACCAGTCGTATCATTTATGACACGTTATGGTTACATTGAGTTGACAAATACAGCAAGTAGCTTCGGTAATGCCGCAGACTACTTAGGTGAAATCGCTGTATCTAACCTAACATTCCAATAATCAATTTGGAAAAACTTTTTACCCTCGGGATGGGAAGTTACTTAAAAGGCTCTTCGGAGCCTTTTTTGTTGGCAACGAAAACTCATATTGTCGAAAAATGATAAATAAGAGATAAGATAATATTTGGGACCATACATGGCAGCAGATCCATTCAATTCAAAAGGCGGTTATACAGTTGGTATACCACCTATACCTGTTATAGATGCAAACGGAAACATAACTGCGGAAAACGCAACATTTGGTGGCAACGTTGAAATTAACGGTAACGGAATTTTTACTGGTAATATCACAGCAAACGTTTTCACTGGTACGTTTGAAGGTAATATATCTGGCAATGTAGTCGTACCCGGTTCTAACACATGGGTATTGTTTAATAATGAAGGTAATGTAGGATCTAGTGAATATATGACCTTTGATAGTTCTACTAGACTATTAACTGTCAATGGAGATGTAGTAGCTAACTCAGTAACATTAGGTTCTGGTTTATTAGAATTCAGTACTCAGCGTGTATTTTTTGCTACTACTGCAAGTCCTGCACCCGACCAAATACTATATTCAATAGTAGCAAATACAATTTCATCAATTGATTTTACTATTATTGCAACAGATGTAACCGGTAATAATAGACAAACTAGTAAATTATTTGCTAGTGTATTAGGAACAGAAGTAGGCTATTATGAAATAGCTACCATTGATGTACCTTATTTAGGTCCAGGTGTCGGAGATTTTGCAGTAGCATATGATACTGGTAATGTTGTTTTAAAGGTACAACCGGTTACAAGCAATCTAGTAGACTACAGAATAATGGTAACAAGTTATAAAGAATAAGGAAAATAAAAATGGCAATTAGAACCTTTAACTCAGTTGGTGGATTCTCAGTAGGAGAAACAACAACCACTATCATATTAGCTAATGGTGACATTACTACAGCAAATGCTAATCTTACAGCAAACATGTCAGCACTGCGAGTGCTTACTGACAATTTGTTATATGCTAACGGGGTTGCATGGGACTTCCAAGAAGCAGCCGGTAGTGCTAACTATCAGATTCAATATAATGTTAGTAACAATTTTAGTGCTAGTGCTAATTTTACATTTGACCCAACAGTAAGTTTATTAACTAATGATGGTGGAAACAGTAATGCAGTCGCAGAATTCACATTTAACAAGAGTACAAATGCAGTATCAATATCCGGTAATGTAACTGCGGCAAATGCTAACTTAGGTAATTTGACTACATCAAATTACTATTCAGGTACATTAATCACAGCGGCACAGCCAAATATTACAAGTTTAGGCACACTAACTGGTATATCAATGTCAGGTGGTGCAATACTTTCAGGTGGTAACTTATTAAGTGCAAATTTTGTAACTGGTACACTAACCACATCTGCACAACCAAATATTACAAGTGTAGGTACACTAGATAACTTAAGTGTAACATCAAACATAACAGCGGGCAACTTAACTGGTGCTAATTTAATAAGTGGTAATTACTTAGCAGGTACATTGACAACATCTGCACAACCAAATATTACTAGTACAGGTACATTAAGTAGTTTAAGTGTAACTGGTAATGCAAACGTTGACGGCAATGTTAATGCAGGTAATTTATATGTTGCTAATAGAGTAACAACAACTTTACTACCAAGTGGTGATAACACATTAAATCTAGGTAACAGTTCACTAAAATGGTCTAATCTGTATGTTTCTAACATATTGATTGGCACAACATATATCCAATCAACATCTAATGTGATTATGATGGATGCTGCCAATACTGCAAACAATATGTCTGCAGGTTCATTGACAGTCCGCGGTGATGCTACAATGCAAGGTAATGCTACTATATCAGGTAACTTAACTGTAAGTGGTAATACAACATATATCAACGTAACTAATTTAAGTATTAACGACCCATTGATTGAAATGGGCGGAACTGCTAACGGTGGAAATGCAACAGCATATGATGGTCTAGACCGTGGATTGATATTACATAATTATAAATCTGATTCTAGTGGACCTATCAATGAAGCATTCATTTGGAAAACAGGCAATGGACAATTTGAAGCGTTTTCAAATGTATCATATACCGGCGAAGTCATTGATGGTGCTAATAGTACATATGGTAATATTAAAGCTGAAAAATTTATTGGTAATTTATCAGGTACAATATTAACAGCAAGCCAAACAAACATTACAGCAGTTGGTACATTAGGAAACTTATCTGTAACAAGTAATATAACAGCCGCAAATGCTAACATTACAAGTACATTTAAAGCTAGTGGTTTAACATATCCAACTACAGATGGTACAACATCACAAGTATTAAGTACATACGGTAATGGTAGTTTATATTGGGCTACTATCAGTACTAGTAGTTTGAGTAATGGTAATAGTAATATCATTGTATTGAATAACGGCAATGTCACTATCAGTAGTAATGGCGTTTCAAATATTGTTAATATTGACGGTGTAGGTGCTGACCCTACTGTAAGAATAACTGGTAACGCAAATATATCAGGTACAATCAATGCTGGAAATACTACAGTAGCAAACTTGTTGATAGGAAATTCTACTGTACGTTCTAATACAGTGACAACAACTAGTACTAGCACAGACCAAACAATTGTTACATTCCCTTATGCTAACTTAAGGGGAGCTATCTTTGATGTTAAAGGTGAGCAAGCAGGTGGCGGGAAGTATAGTATTGCAACAGTATCATGTGTACACAATGGCACAGCAGTTGACTATTCAGTATATGGAACAGTTACATTAGGCGGTGCAACCGGAACTCTTGCTGTTAATTTAGTGGGTAGCAATTTGTTCTTAACTGTAACGCCGGCAAGTAGTAATAGTACCGTATGGACAACACAATATAGAACAATTTAATTGAAAGCCAAATAACGGAATTATTATGGCAATTACAAAATTTAATGTAGTAGACGGGTTATCAGTAGGCAATGGCACAGATAAACCTGTCATTGATATTCTAGATATTGATGGTAATTTAACAACTACCAATGCAAATCTAGGTAATTTTGCAACCGCTAACTATATAAATGTTACAAATCAGTTTAATGGTAATACTGGTAACTTTACTGGTAACATAGTATCTTTGAATGCTAATTTAGGTAACTTGGTAGTTGCAAACTATGTTACTGGCATACTTACAACAGCAGTACAACCTAATATTACAAGTGTTGGTACACTAACTAGTTTAACTATATCTGATACCGGTAATGGTAATATTATTGCAGATAATGCAAATCTAGGTAATCTAGCTACTGCAAATTACGTTAATGTAACATCTAATATCACTAGTGGTAATGCAAGTCTAGGTAATTTGGTTACTGCTAATTATGTTAATGTAACAGCAAATTTATCTGCAGGTAATATTTTAACTGATAATATACTGTACGCTAATGGTAATCCATGGGACATGCAACAGCCCTCAGGTAGTAACACATATATACAGTATAATAACAATAATAACTTTGGTGCAAGTGCTAACTTCACCTTTGACGATGCAACTAATCTATTAACCGTAGTTGGCAATATTCAAACAAACAATGCTAACTTAGGTAATTTAGCTAGTGCAAACTATGTCAATATAACAGCAAACATCACTAGTGGTAATGCTGATTTAGGTAACTTGGCTACTGCTAACTACTTCAGTGGTAATGGTAGTTTATTAACTGCATTGACTTTTGGTAACATTACAACTTTCAGTACAGCAGGACTAACTACAGATGAATTATATCTACAAAGCACAACCCGACTAAATGTAACTGCTAGCGGAGCGTCTGGGTATATATTTGACCAATATGGCGCCACAGTAAATCCTGTGTTATATGTTACTAGTGGGCAGACACTAGCATTTAATTTAAATGTAGCGGGCCATCCATTCTTGATTAGAGACAGTGCTGGTGCAAACTATAGCACTGGTTTAGAACATGTTGATACTGCAGGAACGGTGTTAACTACTGCTTCAGCACAGGGGCAAGTAGCAGGAACATTATACTGGAAAGTTCCATATGGTATAACGGGTAATTACAAATATCAATGTCTATATCATGGAGGAATGGTTGCTAATATTGTTGTCACTGATGCAAATGTTTCAAACATCTTAGTTGGCAGTGCAACCACTGCAACCACTGCAACCACGGCCGCCACAGTAACAACTAATGCCCAACCTAATATTACTAGCGGTAATGCTAGTTTAGGCAATTTAGCAAGTGCTAACTACTTTAGCGGTAATGGTAGCTTACTAACCGGACTAAGTGCAGATACTGCTAAAGAAATTGCAAATGGAACAAGTAGTGTTACTATTCCAGCATTAAACGGAAATGTTGTTGTAGGTGTATCAGGTAATGCAGGTATAGTCACAGTAACGGGCACTGGTGTTAACGTATCTGGATACTTAAATGTAGGCACAGGTAATATTACATCAGGTAATGCTAACTTAGGAAATATTGCATCAGCAAATTATTTAACAGGTACATTAACTACTGCGGCACAACCAAATGTAACTTCAGTTGGCACATTAACAAATTTAACTGTAACAGGTGATGCAAACGCAGGTAATTTTAATACATCTGGTGTATTAACTGCCGGAGACGCTACTATAACTGGTAATTTAACAGTTAATGGCAACACGATATATGCTAATGTAACTTCACTAATAGTTAAAGACCCAATCATTGAAATGGGCGGTAACCCAAATGGTGATCCATTAACAAGCAATGACGGTAAAGATAGAGGAACATTATTACATTATTATTCAGGTAGTAGTGCAAT